AGAGTGCTTTCGCCACCTACTGACTTAGCGAGAACGAGTTGGCAAGTAGGGTTAGCAGGGCGATCTACGAGGCTGACCTCAACGATCTGTCCGTCAATGATTCTGCCATTAGCGGCTTTTTCATCGCGGATAACGCGTGGAGCCTTGATTCCGATAGAGAAACCTTTGAGAACCTTTGCTTCGACCTTCTTGCATGAAACCGGGTCTACGACATTAGCGGTGATGTAGAAACCATCAGCCTTCTCTTCGTAGTCGGTTGCCACGCCAGCGGCGATTGAGGAATGTTGTTCGCGGATGTTGCCGCCGGACTTGAACCAATCAGGCATAGCCTTCTTTAGCCAGTCGTTGTCGCAAATCTGTAGATCAATGTCGAGGTCGTCAGATGTTGCCTTGCCATAAACTGTAAGTGTGCCGTCATCGTTCTTGTTGAACTTGACGATCTCTGCGAATGACTTAGCGAAGTCCTGTGCCATAGTTGATTTCTCCCTGTTTAGTTTAGCGGCGACGCTTTCAGCCCAAGACTTTCCGGCATCTCCACCCCACGCATCCCAAGCCACGCGACCCGGACTTGGAAATCCTTTTTCTCCTTGGTTGAATCCTTCTGCCTTCTTATCAACTTCGTGGCGAGCAAAGAAACTGACCATTCTGTTGATTGTGTCTGCCGAGATGCCCTCACGATTTGCAAGCTGTGACGCTCTAGTGCGCCCCGCACTTGTAAATCCATCTCCGGCGTGTCCATCTGCAATCCAACCTAAGGCGCGTTTAGCGGCTGAGGCTACTTCAGCAGGTGGGACAAAGGATTCGCTCATATTTAGTTTTATGCTGAATAGACGAGGCAAACTGCGCCGGCAGTTGTACCTGCGGTTGAGACTGCGTAGATTGAATCGTTGCCGTGCATCCAGATTTGCACAGTTGCGCTTGGTGCAAGAATTTGACCGCCGTTTGCTCCTGATGCGACAGTAATTGCGCTATCGCCGAGGTAAACGGGTGCGGTGTCGCGATTTTGGATTTGTACGGCGACATATCCCACACCATTAGGCATTGAGAGCAATAGGGTTGGTTGTGTTCCAACTGTGATGTTTATGTGATTGAGAGCCATGTATAGTCCTTATCTCGCGTGGTTAGAGTGTAATGCTTATTTCTTTGGCTTGCTTGGAAGGTCAGGAGCAAATGTTGCGTAGTCCTCATCTTCTCCGGTATCCGGTGCGTTGGTGTCTTGCGCCGCTGTATTTGCGCCGCCAATCATCGCTCCGAAACTTGTTAAGTCCATGCCGTTTGTGTAGTCCGAGATCGTGTCAAATGTCATCGAATCCGGGATAACCGCCAGCAAGGTGCAGACGCAGTTTGGATGCTCCGGTGGTTGTGTGACTCCTTCTTCGCTTGAAGGAAATACCTCACCAATGTCCACTTGCTCGCCGTCCAAATCTACGCAAGCGCAACCGGTCGGATCAACGGCTGACCACTCGACCTGAGACACGCCCATCGCTTGATAGGTGTCAATCTGCGCGGCGTTTGCGGCTCTTGATCCTTCGGTGCGGGCAACTAGCAGAGCGCGATCCGGCGTTGAGATGTGGTCTTGGATAAGTGCGGCTAATGCCGTGCCGCCCAATCCTTGCGCAATACCATCGGCCAACGCTGTACCCAATAGGTCGTAGGTAGAAGCTTGCGCCAAGCTTTTGATCTGCGTTCCATCGAGTAGCGCTTTGAGTCCGCCGCTAGGCGAGATGAGTGCTGCCGCAGTTCTGTTTCCCGGTGTCCAGCCTTCCCAAGAGATAGGTTCTAGCGCCTTCTCTTTGGCTTTTAAGGCTCGATAGACATTGTCCTCTGCCCGAGCCTGACCGAATGAATACATCTCGGCGTAGTGGCGTTTCAAGGCCGATATGAGAGGTGTCTGGTCAATCTTGACATTGTGTACCGCCCAAGCTCTGGCTCTAGCTCTTGCCTGTGTTTGAGGCATCTTAGGGTCGGGCATCGTGTGTAGGTAATGCTCGATAACCGCCTTTGGATCGATACTGGCTCTAAACGCGGCGCGTATTTTGATAGCGTTCTTAGCGGCTATCTGATCTGCGACTGCGTTTGGGTTCATGCCAGATAAGCTTTTGTCAGCGAGCGCAGGGTGTCTGTATCGCCATCGAAATAGCACCGGTTGAGTGCGTCTCCAATTACAGGATCAAGTGACTTGAACTCGAACTGGCGTGGACGATCGGCCTTCTTAGCCCACTTGACGAACGCCTTGACTTCGTCTGTCGCCGCTTTTTCTGAATCCGGTGTGCCGACCCATACTGCCGCTTGATCCATTCCAAGCAACCACATAGCCATTAGTCGGTGGTGTCCGTCAATGATTGTTTGCTGGTCGCCATCGTCATAGACGAGTGGATAGTTGCGATATGGCTTGTCGGACTGACCCATGCTCTGAATACGCTCTGCGACCTTTTCGCGGTCGAGAACTGTGTCAGTACCTACAAGGTCTTTGATGTTCACAAGCTGGAGATTGGCCTTTGCCCATACATCAGGGCTGAGTGCGAGTGTTGGTACAACCTTCCAAGGTGACTCGACATAGTCGCCCGGATCTTCGTCTGTCTCTACTGCGTCACCGGCAGGATTTGGCAAGGTGTTGAGTCTTGACAATGCGGCTTCGGCTTCGAGCATAGAAGGTACGCCAGCCTTTGATGTGTCCTGTGAGGTTTCGCTGTCAGGTTTCGCTGGAGTGTTAGGTTCAGGCTGTGAGGTTTCGTCAGGATTGCTTTGCGCTTCATCAGGATTTGGCGCGGCTACTGGCTTTGGTTCTGTACCCGGCTTGATCTTGGCTAGTGGGTTTGCTTTATCGTCAATGTCCAATTCACCGGCAGGTGGTTGTGACGCGTTGATAATTCCCTCAGGTGAAATGAAGAACACGCTGTTACCCGCTACCAGCATAGGTTGGTCTGCGGCAGGTGTGTCGAGAAGTGGCAAGCCCAATTCTGACCGGCGTTCGTTGATTGTCTTTGTACCGCCACGCAATTCTAAATCTGACTTCTTTGCCGCTTGTTCGTTGTCGCGGATTTCTGAAATCATGAACTTGAATTCAAGCTCTCTAGGCATACCGAGATATGTGTATGAAAGGTTGGTCAGCATCTTTGCTAGCCATTGAGACAGAGGCGCAACGCCGATGTTCTGTGCGGCTTCGGCTTCGCCTTCTTGATGACCGCTTGCTCCGAGTCCACCTTTAGACGAGAATCCGATTTCGGTAGGCAACACGCCGAAGTGTCCGGTGATTGACTCTAGTAGGTAGTGATCAAGAGTGTCCTTGAACTTCTCGCCGTAGCCTTCGTACATCTGTGGCTTTAGGCCGGCTGGCAATAGGAGTGCGCGCTTGCGCTGTTCTGTCTGTCCAGCGAGGTTGTCGTTAATGATGTTCTCGTACTGGCGCATGACGAGTGGGTCGTTACCAAAGTCTGCGTCTGATGTCAGCATCATCTCCGGTGTAACGCCATCGGTGTATTCAGCGCGTAGCCATTGCTGACGGCGTAGGTAAAGATCGAGGAGTGGTAGCGCTCGCTCAACAGGTGACAATCCGTAGACGCTGTTTGACCGGCGGTTGCGAACGAGGTAGGTCAAATCGTCAGAGGTGTATTCGCCATCTGATTGTTGGTCATCGCTGTTCGCTGTGAACTCTGTACGAGGGAAGCCATACAGAATCTGCTGGAACGCCGGTTGCGGTGGCATTGGACGCATACCGCGATCGTCTAGGAGTGGCTTGATTGTTGAGCCGTCTAGGATTTGTAGGCCGTACAGATCGCCGCCTACTGTCTTTTGAGGCCAGATCGCCCAAGCGTCAAGAACGAGAATGTCCTCTAGGCTCATGTTGATCCAGTCAATAAATGTCATTCCGTTTGACCGGTCAGGGTTCTCCCAGAATGTACGCAAGCGATAAATCTCGTCTGAAAACTTTTGGCGAGCGATAGACATAGCGCGTACATGATCGCCGCCGCTTTCAGCAATAATCTTTTCGGACGCGTCATCACCAAGCACGATGTCCCAGTCGAGTGAACTGATCTTGGCTTTGAGGACTTCGATACAACGGCGAGCAATATCAATCTGTTCTGCGGCTCCGCGCAAAGTGTCGAACTGGACAAGCTTTTGTTGAGTGCCAAAGTTGATGTTCTGCGCGACTTGGTATTCGTAACGGCGTGGGTCGCTTCTTCCGTCATCGCGTAGTGGGTTGATAGACGCTGGCGATACAGGTAATGCAGGACCGAAAGGTACGCCGGCTAATAGTGGGTTTCGTGGGAGTGGAGTCTGTTGTCCGTAGTTAGCAGTCTGTCCTTGCGCCGTGTTCATCTGTTGCTCTGTGAGAGTTACTGCTCCGGCTGGCAGATTAAGTCCACCGGGAGCCTTGACGATTTGATCGGCTACTGCTTTGGCTAAGCGGTCGAATAGACCCATGTGCTTGCTCCTTGTTTAATGCCCCTTGTGTTTCAGGCTGGTGTAATAATAGCGGTATTACATCTCGGACACACACGCGTCCCACGCAATAACGGCAGACGACAATTCTGACAAAAGTCAGCGAGTGCCGCCAACGATTTCATCGCAACCGATCCTGCCATTAAATCTGTAATCGCCCAAACCATTGCATCCATTCGGTCAGGTGATTCTTTGCTACCCGGTTCCCAAGTGACAAGTTGATCTTCCAATTCAGGAAATGCGCCGACCATGTGTAATCGGCCTTGCTCGCTGAGAGCCGATACTGGTTCTGCTCGTACTTGCTTTCCGCGTGAAGCTGTGACCTTGCGTAATGCGACAGTTGAGTCCACTTGCTTTAACACTTCCAACACTAGATCGCCGCCGTTATTAGTTTCCGCCACAACGCGATCGGCTTTCCACTTGCGATACAACTCCACCGCCTTGCGCGCCCATGCGTCAGGTGAGCCTCTCATCGTTGCATCTTCCAGCACCCAGTAATGCCCATCCGGTGTTGCGCCGGCT